AGCATATTCTGATTGGCTCATCAGCGAGTTAGCGGGCTGTTTTTTCGGCTTTTTCGTCATCGTGTCAACCTAAATCGGGGTCCTGACGGTGGCTGGGGGCCACGGCCGGCCCAACCCGCGAGCTTTTTTGTCTTTCCAAGGACCCGTGATCCCCAGACCGGGGGAGTTGCTTTCGCATAAAGGGAATCTCCTGCGAAACACGCGAGGAGATTTGTGGATCAAGCATCAGACTTGAACCAAAACCGTAACGCCAGCCCGGCGCATGATCTCATGCCGGTTGCGCAATTCAGCCTTTTCCTTGTCTGCTGAGGCCCGGCATCGGGCTAAGAATTGAGCACTGACATCACGCGCCGCGGGCTGCGCATCTCCAGTTGCGGGTACTGCCTTCAGGGCAGTCATCACCGCCGCAATTCCCATTCTCTTTTCAAGGAATCCGCTCGCAAGCTCGGGCTTACCCACAAGGGCGCAGGCCGCCACGACTGCCCCGGCTTCTTTCAGCCCGGAACGCCGGGCGTCTTCGTGGTGGTTCTGCTGGTTCTGCTGTTTTAGGTGCTGGTTCTGCTGTTTTAGGTGGTTCATTGGTTTCTCCTTTTCCTTTCGATCTATCCTGCCGTCTGCCCCATGCCGTGACGCCTTACTGTGTTCCTGACGGGATGACGGGTCCTGACGGCACTTCTCAGAACTTCCCTATACGCGCGTAGTGAAGTTAGTTTTGAAAACCAGCAGTCAGAACCCGTCAGTAGGTTGAAACTCATCAGGCTCGAACCCCGATTCCGAGGTAGGTAGCACCGCGCTCTGAATGCTTCTTTTCATAGCGTTCCGAGATCTTCCTGCCGAATGCGGTGCCCGTGATGGCGTGCTCGCCAGCGGTTTCCGTCCAGCGCTTGTACTCGGAATAGAGCGCAACCCCGAAGGACCGGAAGCTATCGCCGACGACGCAGCACTCCTCGATGAACCGTCCTACCTGATCCATTTGCGCGCGCCATTCGTCCTTGGCTGCCTCCACTTCGGCGGGCTTGCCGAGGCCGTGAAGATGCCAAAGCCGCGCGCCCTCGACTAACCACGCGAGAATCCCCTCGGCCTCGGCTTGGAGCTTCGCAGGAAGGTTCTTGTCGATCTGGTCGGGCGGAATCGACACAGTGAACGGAATTGGGTGAAGGCGGCTGAATGTCGCCTTATCGTCCGTGTCGCGAATGTCCGGTTTCCGGTTTGTGTCGATCCAAAGCTTGTGCGTCTCGTTGAATTCGATGGGGTTCTCGTACTTCCGAACGGCCTTGATCTTCCCCATCCCCTGGGTGATCCGTTTCAATTTCCCCTGGGCGAGTCGCTGGCCCTCCTCGGTCTCTGACGTCTGAACGAAGCGGGCGCCGCGCAGGTCGGCAAGGTCGGCCTGAGTATTGTTCGACTCCTGCCGGACCATTAGCGTGTCCACCTGCAGAAGCACGGAATACTCTTCGATTAAGCGGCGAACCGTGCTAAGCATCGTGCTCTTCCCGTTGTTGCCTTCCCCAAACGGTATAAAGACGGCCTTCTCGATGGTCGATCCGGTAAGCGAGTAGCCGAGTGCCCGCTGCAGGTAAGCAACAAAGCGCTGCGACCGATCGATCTCACTCTCTGACGCGTCGGGACCGCCGCCCATGAGCTGAGCCAAAACCGCTTCCCACCGCCGCCGCGGAGCGCGCGTGTTGAACTTGTGCCGCACGAGCTTTGTGATTAGTTCGGCTTTGTTGTGCGGCCGAAGCTCGCCGGTGCGCAGGTCAACGGTTCCATTCAGAAAATTCAGCGCGAAAGGGTCCGTATCAAGTTCCTCTGGCCGGACGAAAATCTCACATTCGGCCATCGAGAGCATGCTGCCGATGCGCCTGGCGTCGAGCGACACGCGCGCGAACTTCTCGGCTTCGACATTTCCCGCAGCGACCGCCTGCCTGAGAAATTCAAGCATGGTCTGTTTAGCCAGCCGCCGCGCCTGGTCCACGTCATCGACTGCATAGCGCGAGCCGTCCCATACAAGCCACTTCTTGACCGCGTGGCAGTACTTGAGATCGTCGCCATAGAGCGCGATCACCCTCGAGGCGTTTCCGTGATCGTTAAACTGGTACGGCAGAAGATTAGGAGTCTCCCCGCCGTCCGACTCAAGCTTGGGAATAGGAGACCGCCTTCCGCCGTTCAAGATCGACAGCGCTGCCGGCATCGGCGCTTGCAGCTGGAAACCGAAAGCGTCTTTTTCAGGCTGCATCCGCAAGCTCCATCAGATAATTCGCCGCCGCCACTTGATCGCGCTCAGTGTTGGCCTTGGCCGTCGCCACCATAGCAGCCGCTAACTTCCGATCGCGTGCCGAAAACTCACGGTGCGCTTTCACCAGTTCGGCTCCGTCCAGC